GGGAACGGTTCATGCGTTAACTGGTGCGGGGGTATGGCCTGCTGACGTTCCTGTGCCTACAATGGAAAAGCAGTTGTCTTAATGGGGGGTGTTGCAACCCCCCTTTTTTTGATATAGTGGCAACATGAACGAAGAAGTAGCCGAATTCGTAGCGCATCTATTGCACAGCAGTACGGTGACGCATTTTATGCACTGGTCAACAACCAGCTATGCAAAGCACGTTGCATTAGGGGAATACTATGCCCAAATTATTGACTTGGTTGACGAATTTGCCGAATCGTATATGGGCAAATATGAACAGCTTAAAAAGTTTCCTGAAGAATTTCACACAGAAAAAGACCCTGTGAAGTATTTGGAAAACATGAAAGATTTTGTGGAAGAATCCCGCGAGGAACTGCCACAAGACACAGAATTGCAAAATTTGGTGGATGAAATCGCCGACTTGATCAATTCAACCTTGTATAAACTGCGATTTCTTAACTAAGGAAAAACCATGAAAAACATGATGAAGAACGAACCCAAGGGTTACGGCACAAAAGCAATGATGGCAGGCAACCCCAAGGCATCCGACAGCACAGGTGATCAAGGAAGCGCCAAAAAGGGCATTCCAGCCGCCAAAACCAACATGACAGGTGCTGACAAGGCATTTGACGGTGGACGTTCTAGCGGCGTTTGCTACACCCACGATCGGAAATGCAGCCAGTAATGGCAAGCTGCGCCGACTGTAAGTTTTTTTTGAATGCCCAGATCATGGGCAGTTGTCGCCGTTATCCACAGACTATTAACAGGCACATGAATGATTGGTGCGGTGAACACGCATTAATCAAGACCGTGATGGTTAATTTGCCTGTGTATGACATCAAAACCGACACTGTTGTTGAATTTAAAAAGCGCGGAAGAAAGCCAAAGAATGATCAAACCCCTGCATGACCGTGTAGTTGTTCGCCCAAATGTTCGCAAGTTGTCTGACATTATTTATGTCAACAACAAGGAATCATTTAATGAGGGAACGGTGGTTGCGGTTGGCCCAAAGGCTGAACAAACTCAAGTTGGTGACTTCATTAAGTATGGCAATGGGGATTATTTGAAGTGGCCCGTTCATCACATTGATGGGCAGGATTATCAAATCATTCAAGAAGCCGACATTTGTGCGGTAGTGGAGGCGTAATGGCAAAAGCTGGACTTTATGCAAATATTCACGCCAAACAAGAACGCATCGAGGCGCAAAAGGCTGCGGGTAAAAAGCCTGAACGCATGAGAACGCCGGGGTCAAAGGGCGCACCCACCGCCGCGGCATTTAAGCAATCTGCCAAGACTGCCAAAAAATGAAGAAGCACGACAAGCCCATTTCACACACCACCACGGGTAAGGGCAAGACCTATAACCCAACAGATAAGGGTGCTGGGATGACCGCTAAAGGTCGTGCTGAATACAACGCAAAGAACAACGCAAATTTGAAACCGCCTGCCCCCAACCCCAAAACTAAAGCAGATGCTGGGCGAAAAGCCAGCTTTTGCGCTAGGATGGAGGGGGTAGTAAAAAACGCCAAAGGCCCTGCCGAAAGAGCCAAGGCATCCCTTAAAAACTGGAACTGTTAAAGGAAAATATCATGTCAAACTCAGTAGCAACAGGCGTAGCCTACCAAGACCCCGAATTTACAACTTGTTATGCAAGCCAAGAAATTGGCTATTCAGCCGCCGCACAAGGCGCTGTTACTCAATTAACTAGCAAGTCTACTGGCGTGACTTTGAATAAGTCCGCTGGTCGCATTACCATGCATGACGCAGCATTAGCCGCTGGCGCTGCAGTTTCTTTTGTTTTGACCAACAGCACAATTTCCGCAAATGACACAATTATTGTGTGTGTTTCTAGCAATACTACTGGTAGTGCTGCTGGCGCTTACACCACCTACGTTTCTTATTTGGCTGCTGGTTCTGCCTTGATCACTTTGCGAAATTTGACTGCCGCTACTTCATATTCTGAAGCCGTGATTATCAACTTTGCCATTATCCACGGTGCATCTTGAACGTTGAATCACTGAAACGCCGCATTGAATTGCTGACTGCCCAAGCCAAACAATTGGAACTAAACCTCCATGCGATTGGCGGGGCAATTCAGGACTGTCAATATTGGTTAAACGAATTGGAGAAACCAAATGCCGCTAATCAAATCAATGACACCCAAGGCGCTGAAAGCGAACATCAAGGCTGAAATAGAAGCCGGCAAACCTGTTAAGCAGGCGGTTGCCATTGGCTATTCGGTTAAGAAAGAAGCGGAAAAGGCTAAGAAAGCCGCGCCCAAAAAGAAATGACCGATACCATACCCGCCCTAGAAAAGCGCCCAGTAGGTCGCCCAACCTTATATGACCCCGCATATTGCGAGACTGTCAGGGAACTAGGCCGCATTGGTAAATCTGTCGAACAAATCTGTTATCACCTTAATGTAAGCCTTAGAACTATATACTTATGGCGCGATGCACACGAGGAATTTCTACACGCCTTGGATGATGCTAAGACTTATGAGCAAGCATGGTGGGAAGAGCAGGCATCTTCTTATATGGTGGAAAACAAGGAAAGTGACCGATTGAACGCCACGTTGTGGTCAAGGTCAATGGCTGCAAGGTTTCCAAAGAAGTATCGAGAAAGCACAAAGCAAGAGATCACAGGCGCGGACGGTGCGCCATTGCTTACAGGTATTCAGGTGACATTTGTGAAGCCCAATGAGTGATGTTGACCGTGCTATTGCTAATGCTGAATTCCCAATCAAGCTACAAGGCTTGTTTAAGCCATCCCGCTATAAGGTAGCCTACGGCGGCAGGGGTGGGGCAAAGTCTTGGGGTATTGCTAGGGCGTTATTGATCAAGGGCGCCAAAGACCCATTACGCATACTTTGTTCGCGAGAATTTCAGACCAGCATTAAGGATTCAGTTCACAAGCTACTGTGTGACCAGATTGAAGCCCTTGGATTGCTTGGTTTCTATGAGATAACCCAAAACAGCATTAGGGGCAAAAACGGCACAGAGTTCTCCTTTGTGGGTTTAAAGAATAACGTAGCCAATATCAAATCTTATGAGGGTGTAGACATTTGCTGGGTGGAGGAAGCGCAAACCACTAGCCGGTTAAGCTGGAACATCCTGATTCCTACCATCCGCAAGCAGGGCAGCGAAATATGGATTTCGTTTAATCCTGAGTTGGAAACAGATGAAACCTACCAGCGGTTTGTGCTTAACCCGCCTGATGATTGCATACAGATCAAGATCAACTGGTCAGACAATCCTTGGTTTCCTGAGACGCTGAAGCTAGAAAAGGACGCACTAAAGAACCGTGACCTTGAAGCCTATAACCAAGTGTGGGAGGGCTTATGCCGCCAATCGGTGGATGGGGCTATCTTTGCCAAGGAACTGCAACAGGCTGAAGTGGAGGGTAGGCTAACCCGTGTGGCTTATGATGCTACAAAGCCTGTCCACGCAATCTTTGACCTTGGTTGGTCGGATAGCACCTCTATTTGGTTCTTGCAGTTTGTGGGCATGGAAACCCGCCTGATTCGGTACATTGAGGATAGCCAAAAGACCATGAGCCATTATTTGGCAACCATGCAGACGTTTGGTTATGTGTATGACACGGTTTGGCTGCCCCATGACGCTGAGAATCAGACACTAGCAGCGGCTGGGCGTTCTATTGATGACATTGTGAGGGCGGCAGGCTATAAGACGCGGATTCTGCCTAGAGTGCCAATCCTTGACTCAATTAACGCCGCAAGAACAATATTCCCAAGCTGTTGGTTTGACAGGGAACACGCTGCAGAGGGCATTAATTGCCTGCGCCACTATCGGTATGAGGTTGACCCAGTAACAGGGCAGTTCAGCCGCAATCCGCTACATGATCACTATTCGCACGGGGCTGACGCATTCCGCTACATTGCCCTGATGATTCAAGACACACCAAAACGCAAGCCCAAAGCACAAATTGCCACAGTTGGCAGTTGGATGGGTTAGTGTGATAATTTGGTAACAGATTTAAAGGGCTAAATATGGCTTACCAAGACGCATCAGGCAAAGACGGCAGAATCAACAAAGCTATTGAATTTTGGCGGTTGGTCAATGATGCTGACTCCACGAACCGCGCAGAAGCGCTACAAGATATTAAGTTTGCCGCTGGCGATCAATGGCCTGTAGAGATACAGAACAGCAGGAACGTAGAAGCTAGACCCTGCTTGACCATCAACAAGATTGATTCCTATATCCGACAGGTGACCAACCAGCAGCGGATGCAACGCCCACGCATCAAGGTGCATCCTGTGAATAACTTGGCTGATTACAAGATTGCCCAAGTAATTGAGGGAATGACCCGCCACATTGAGGTCAATTCCAACGCTGATACCGCCTACGATACCGCCTTTGATTACGCCGTGCGGATGGGTTGGGGTTATTGGAGGGTCAATACTCGATACACAAGCGAGGATTCTTTTGATCAAGAAATCTACATTGACACGATTGACAACCCGTTTACCGTGTACTTTGACCCCAATTCAATCCTGCCTGATGGATCAGACGCTGAACGTTGCCTGATCACCACGGTGTTGGATAAAAAGGTTTTTAAGGATTACTACCCTGACGCTGATGATGGTGCTAACTTTACCCAGCGGTCAACAGGGGATGACACGGCAAGCTGGATCACCAAAGAAGATATTCGAATTGCTGAGTTCTTCTATATTGAACGTGAACGAGCCAAGCTGTATTTGCTGAGTGATGGCACACGCCAATTTGCTGATTCGGAAAGATTCTTTGAACGTGTGGAAGCCGCGGGATTGACTGTGGTTGATGAACGTGAATCATTCCGCAAGGCGGTGAAGTGGGTCAAGATGACCGCCATAGAAATATTGGAAGAAAAGACTTGGGCGGGTAAGTACATCCCAGTTGTTCCATGCTATGGCGCACAGGTTATCGTGGACGATAAGCGCAAGAAATATGGCTTGGTGCGGTTTGCTAAAGACCCACAGCGTATGTACAACTTCTGGCGCACTAGCATGACCGAATCGGTTGCCCTTGCACCAAAAGCAAAGTGGTTGCTGGCAGAGGGTCAGGATGAGGGACACGAAAACGAATGGGCGCTGGCTAACATCAAGTCTAGCCCTGTACTGCGTTACAAGCAGAAAGACATTGAGGGGCAACCCGCCCCAGTTCCTACCCGCTTGCAACCCGAACCGCCGCCCCAAGGCATCATGGAAGCCGCCGCCGCCATTTCTGCTGACTTGCAGATGGTGTTGGGCATCCTAGACCCTAACCAGCTACCAAGTGGCAATATTTCAGGCAAAGCCTTGGCTGGTCAGCAGAACCAAGTGGATTTGAGCAATTTCCACTTTTACGACAACATGACCCGATCAATCAGGCATACAGGCAAAATCCTGTTGGACTTGATCCCTAAAATCTATGACACGCAAAGGGTAATGCGGATCATTGGGTCAGATGGTCAGCCTGACATGACCGTGATTAACGAAAAAGACGCGGTTGGCGAGGTTTTGAATGATGTGACCGTGGGCGAATATGATGTGGTGATGGACACAGGGCCGGGCTTCCAATCCCGCCGCCAGCAGGCAGTTGAAGCCATGATGCCTTTGCTAACAGGCAATGAGCAGTTGTTCAATATTGCGGGTGACTTGGTATTCCGAAACATGGACTTCCCCGGCGCTGACGTAATCGCTGACCGCCTAGCCGCCATGAACCCAATGGCTAATATTGATGAGAAATCAGATATACCGCCTGAAGTTCAGATGCGTTTGGCGCAGGCACAGCAACAAGTGCAGCAGATGCAACAGCAATTGCAAGCCGCGCAGTTGGAGATTAACAACCGTGGTCAGGTTGCCCAAATCAAGGAAGAGGGCGCTACCAAACGCAAACTCATGGACGTTACCGCTAGGGCGCACAATACCGAAACAATGGCAGAGGTTAAGGTCAATGACCAAAACACCCGCGCCATCACTAGCCAAAACAAAACTGAAATTGACGCATTGGTCAAAATGCTTATTGCAAGAATGTCACCCGATCAGTTGTTGATGGAAATTGCGCGCCTTGATGCTGAACAACAACAATATGCAATGATTGCCGCACAGGATATTTCGCACGGTGCAAATCCATTAACATTGCCACAAAAGCAAATGCAACAACCAATTCAACCGCAACAAATGGCGCAGCCAATGCAGGAACAAATGCAGCCGCCAGCACAGCAAACATTTGAACAACCCATGCAATAAGGAATTGATATGCCAACCGTAACTAGTGAAAACAAAGCTGAATTTGATAAAGAATTCATGGAAAAAAGAGCAAATTCAACAATGAAAAACCCAGCGATGTATCGTTCATTTGCTAGGGATGCGGCAGAACAATCAAAAAAAGCTGAAACCGCGGCACAGCATCACGAAGCAATGGGTTCGCACAAACACGCTGCCATGTATGCCGCGCCGCATCCAGTTCACAAAGAACACCAAGAAAAAGCCAAGTTTCATGCCGCAGAGCATAGAAAAATGCAGCGTCTGGAAGAAGAAAGATATATCAAAGCCAATTTGGAAAGCGGCAAAGCTAAACACGCAGAATTCATGCGTAAAGGTGACGAAAAACGCCGAAAAGCTGGCACACTTTGACATATCAATGATTTCGTGGTAAAAACCACAAAACCTTACCAGTTGGGTCAACTGGGTGAATTCTTTGAGGAAACTCAATGTCAGAAGTAGCAGAACGACTTGCCGCCAATGTGGTGACAAGTGAAAATTTAGCTGAATTTAATGCCAAGA